CCAGGTCTGAATAGATCGATTCATCCATGGGGCCCCCGAGCAAGCCAATCCCATCGTCGCCTTCCACAATGCAATTCAAGTCAGTCCAGCCCATTTCCTCCGCCATGAATGCCATGATGCACAGATTACTGAAGCCGTTCCCCAAGGAGGTGCACATGTCGCCAGACATTCGTGCTTCTCCTTTGGCATATGCACCTCGAGCGACACATTTCTGCGTCCCCGTTAGGGCAGTGCATATGTTGTTAGCGACCTCATTCAGGCCAACATTGCTGGCCATGTACCTATACATCGCGCATTCACACGCTCGCATGAACTTAGGGTGGATGGAGGCTTCAAAACTCGAAAAGTCGGTGGCAAAATAAGCACCATCCACTCGATACAACCGATCACGAATCGCCTTAGGACGATCCTTGACGGAAACGGGTTTGATGAAGTGCTTGCTGAGCTTACCATGAAAAACTGCTTTCTCAATACTGGCAAACAAAGGCCCAGAATAGACCTTAAAAATATCAGTACGAGAATTGATCCAGCGGGCATGCTTGAACTCCGGATAGAACTCACTCTTAATGAAGCTCTTATTCCGAAAGTCCACAGCAGGGTCTAAGCCCCGGAAACACAGTTCATCGTAAGCGTCACGCAACTCTTGCTTACGGCTTTCTCCGTAGTGAGTACCTTCCAACCATTCCTCGAAAGAGAGCACCTCATTCAGAGGCTCCAAATTCGATTCAATGAAACGGCGAACGAAGGAACGAAACCGGCGAAATCGTTTCTCATCAATCTCAGGCAAAGGCCTGAGCCATCTCTTGCGAGCACCCTGAGCCACAGTCATTGGGTCTTTCTGGTCGGGGATGCACGGGGCAATCCCTTCAACATGGAAACCCATCGACCTGGCCAACCTGCAACGCTTACCTTCAGCTCGCTTCATTCTAACGACAGTGCTCTTTCTGAAGTTACAAACCTCATCGAGAACACCATCAACGTCAGCGAAACGATAGCCGAGGATATACGTCGCCGGGTACCCGCGAACGCACCTGGGAACATTCACTGAAAATCCGCCTCGCGGCGGGCATTTTCAGCGATAAGACGGAACATCAGGATCGTTCCGTCTGTCAAACGGTCGTGCAAACCCTGTCTGAGATTGACAGTGCCGAGCTTGGCGATATGCTCACGGAGCATCTTACGCTCAGGCTCAGGACCGCACTTGTCAAAACTCTTCAATAGGGATGCCAGCCATGACTTCTCGAAATAGAGAGTCTGGGCCACCCAGGACATCTTCCGGCTGTAATACTTCAGCCGATAGACTTGGGGGGCTCTCTTGGCTTTCATCACCAAATGGTCAATCACACGAACGTCGGGCCCAGGGTTCTCCTCCCACTCGCACGTCTCATCGACACCCAAATGAATGGATTCGACGTTGCAAGTTTCGGCCTCTTTTGGGTCACCAGTGGGTAGGACTACTCCAATACCCCACTGGCCGGCTTGGAAAGACAAGTGCGTACTAACACGCACTGCCTCGCTACAAGCGAGCCGATCTTGCACACGAACAAAGGTCAGCTTAGTGGCCAACCAATTTCCGAGGCGCGCGAACAGGAAGCCAAATCCCTGAAGGTTGCCGTCGTGGAACAAGACGACATCATTCAGGCACACTGTCGGAATCGTCCACCCGTCGGTGGTGACCGCCCTGGAATGTGCGTGCATGTGGACGTACAACCGCCCGCAACACCACCCATCCACGAACGAGTCCACTAGGGGCCTCAAAGGCCCATAGGCCTTGAGGCAAACCCAAGCACAGACGAAGAACGGTACCGAAACAGCGCATATGGCGCAACCTACTATACAGAACAGCAGGTCGTGCCACACTTCTCTTTTGCCGACAATCACCGGTCCAAAGAGGAAAAGCGCCGAGAAAAACCAACTGATGGAAAGTGCACTTGTGTGCAAGTCCAAAATCTCATTGTAACCTAACACAACCACGGGCCAGGTGGCTATGAAGGCGAGAGAGAGAATCATCAGGAGAGAGGTGACGGACGCCATTGGTGTTTGATTAACG